GCCTGCGCTAGTTAGTTAGTTGTCATCTATAGAATGTAATAAAAATTACAAACGAAAGAAGACGGTTATCTACGAACCGGGCCCCTCACGGGGCCCGGCCCATAGGGAAGTCCTTAACGGACTTCCGTCCACCCACGTTTCAATCGTGCACGGTGTGGGACCGTGTATTCCAAACCTCGATCCGTCCCTTCAGAAGGAGGCAAAGCCTCCAACTTTAGTAACGAATCCTGGAGATGCCACCAGGCATCATTGCGGATACGACGAATCGTACCGGTAACCAGGAGCAACTTGGATTCCCATCGGTGAATACGTGAGTTAAACCTCACGTATCCATACCGCATGAGAGTATCAAGTTGACAGGGCTCATATCTGAATATTCCCTGAGCGTCCGGATTGTTACTCAAATGTAACTTCCAGCCGTGATCAGAGAGCATACGATAGAGCCCATCAGAGGTCATGCGAAATCCGTCGATTCTCAAGCGTTTAGCAAGAGAAGAAACGGACATAGCACCGGAAACGGATTCAACATCCAGTCTCCGAAGCCTATGAGGCGTAACATTGACACCTTTGAAGGCGTCAACGCCACAGGATTCTCGGAAGAATCCGTGCCGAAAGGTCTTATTAGGATTAGGGATTAGTCCCGACCTAGCAAGAGCTTGAACGGCACCATCATAGTACTTCGTTGGAAACAGAATATCGTCTCCGAAGACAAAGACCTCACGACAGTCAATACCGTAGTGAGATCGAATGCCAGCACGAACCAAAGCGTAGAAGATTAGGCTCTGAACGGGGAAGCATAATGCATTCCCCATAGGAGCCCATTTTCTAAGCTTGATGACGCGACCATCTAGTAACTTCACTTCTGAAGCACGACTGCACGAGAGGTATCCATATGCGTAATCTCCAAAGAGAAAACGCACAAGTTTACAACTAATGCGGTCGCTTGCCTCTTTAAGATCGAGAGTACAAAACTCACGATTCTTAGAGGATTCAAGTGCTAACTTCCCATTGGTCCCTTGGTCATTGAAGGTAATCCTTCCATGACATGGGGACTTACTGGACATGATAGCACGTTCCAGGAGCTTTCGACAACCTTGCTGAATCCAAATCGACTCACGAGGGTGCACGCATATTAAGCGTGGACCGCGTGAATCTTTAGGGACAGCAACAAGGCGAGCCTCTATAGACTCGCTTTGCCTTAAACTTCTATTATTTTCTTTCCAAAGATCCTGAGCAAAGCTCGGAATCCCACAGAAGTAATCATAATACGGGTAATAAGGGTCAATTGTTGAATAGATGGTACTGAAATCACTCTTGTCACATGGTTGAGCCGAGGGATAAACAGCCCCCGGTCCATGAGATGGAATGATATCAGACCAGTTAATTCGGTAGATTACTCTACCGACTATTTGTCGCGCCGCTGAATAAAATGCTTTATGAGTTCGATCAAAATGATCATCCCATATAGCAATCGCTTCATCGGTATCTTCGAAGACGGCTTGCGCCGCTTTGAGTTGTTCATCTGTTGGTTCGTACTCGACCTTATAGCAGAACAAGAGAAGCTGCCGTATAAACCGAAGGTACTTTGCGTCCATTGAGGACACAAATAGCTCCACGAGTGGCGAAAGCCACTCGGGAAATACCGGTAACTCACCGGTCCCTTCGATATATAACAGCAACTCTTTATCTAGCTTGGGTGCTTCTTTAAGTACCCATTCATTCGTGATCTCGTTGGGAGTGCATAATTGCACACCTGAAAGTTCACTAATGTCTGCTAGCAGGCGTTCGTACACTTTAATCATATATGAAGAGCCCATATGGGCCAGCCCGTCTGCTTTGGGTGCCATAACAAGATAGTTAAATCAATTAAGAATTAACTAAGATTGTTAAGCAGCGATACGCGCTTTCCATTAGAAGTATATCAGGCTTTGCGGCCTTATATAGTTCAAGGGATTCGCGAGTATCTATGGAGATTTCATAACCTCCATATTCCATCTTACCGAGCAAAACGACGAGACCAAACTTGGTGTGAAAACACCAAGCCCAATCTCGATCAGGATGATCGGCAGACTCCCAATACACGACCTTATCCGATTGGAGATAGTTTTCGATATCCTCTTGCGAGAATGTCGGAACTAGACCAATCCCAAGGTAAGGATGAGAAAGCAATAGTTCCGCTAAGGAACCATTAGCCCTCCATCCAAAACCTCGGTTGTTGGATAAGGCGAGACGGACTTCAGTTTTTGTTGCATTCATTGTTGGTTATATAACTAACTTTGTGTTTAACACTAACGGTTGTCCGCAGCTGAGTATAGTCTCAGCTATGATTGACTAGATTGGATGAATTTCTTCAGACAATATAGGCAAACATCTCATACATTACTGTTCACCGTTAGCCAAGATCTCCGTTTGGAGATCCAGGCCGCTGGTGTTAGTAGTGCCGTGCATCAGATTCGTCATCATGGCCTGAATAAGGTCAGTGATGGTCGAAGTGACGAGGGCGTCTTTTGGACGCTGAAGCACCGAGTAGTAACTAACTGGACGGATTACTCCGTCAGTCATTGCCATATAGTAATCGAACCTAACGAGAGTACGTCGAGATGGCTGTTTTGTGGCCGAATCGACGATATCCTGGTGTTTAATCAGGAGCTCTGTGGGCAAACTTGCCCCACGAGAGATCTCACGCCTCAAAGATCCGGAGAGATCCGAATAGATGAGGTTGAAGGCTAGGGTACTAATGGTGAGGTTGCTATTCATATATGAGCTGAACTGTGCTAACGATTACGAGCAAGACTCGCACCCATTTGGGTGAGCAGGGCGGCCGTGAGGCTAGCCTGCTTTTTTCCGAATCTACCGCTAAGCCCAACTGAAACAGCGGGCATAGTGGATTTGCGGATATACGAGCTTAGTTCTATAAGCGCTATCTGAGAACCGTCCCTATCAGAAGTGAAACCGCTATTAGGCCGAACGTGAAAGATCGGCAATAAATAGCGCCACTTCTCAGAGACGGAGCCGCCTTCAATTTTCTTAGTATTGCCCGTAAGGGCATTATCCAAGGAGTTGAAGACGCCAGATAGGTCAAGGAACCAGTCAACTACAAAAGAGAATGGAATTCTCTCCCATAGAAAACTGGCAGGTCCTACGGACCCGAAACGAGAAGCCAGATGGTCAAGAGTCTGAAATGACTCCGAACCATATCTGACATCTCTTTTTCCACGAACTGTGTAGACCTTCTTCGCTTCCAATAAATAAGGATGCGCTGTGAAGGAACCACCCAGGTCATGACCTGTAGCGTAACCAGGAGGGAGCCCATTAGCAGTAGATGGCCTAGAAATAGCCACGAACTGTCCTGAGCATCCTTTATGAACGCTTACACTGCGTCCTGCATGTTTAAGATTATTTCGGAGCCTTTGCTTATACAAGCCTAGGTTCTTAGAAATCTTATTCATATCACTGATTAGGGGAGCAATACCAAACGAATAATACAGGTAACCTCCAGAGACAAATACAGGAAATTTCCTGAACATGCTCTTGATGTCCCTCTTCGTTACACGACGAAGATCCGCGAATTGAAATCCGCGAATCTTGTCATATAGCGACCTGATTGATGGCATAAGCTCAGGAGCTTCTACAACATTTAAGAGGCTATCAACCTCATTTACATTGTAGAATGCATCCATCGCTTCGCGCATCAATGTATCATCCGATTTATCAAACGACGTGAGGATATCAGAAAATCGAAGAAATTCGAAATTCTGACCCCACCATGTTGTCCAATAAGAGCCAGCCACATTACTAGCATCGGCAAAAGAGCCGGAGCCAGCAATAGAATAGACGTTACCACTACCAACGGTAATGGACTTTCTACGCTTTTGGTGGATGACTGTCTTGAATCGATGTGCCTTGTCAGGCTCATCGGACATGACCTCATAATCTTCAATGACAACCAGATTATTCATAGCAGGGATGTTACTGTTAGTAATACTACTATCAGTATGCGTCCATTGCTGTGTCCAATTTGGAACATTGATGAGTTGAGATGCGTTTGTTTTGCTTCTATTAC